AAAACTTCGTATAAATTGGTATCAAGTTTGCTTACTACCATGGCGTTTTACTTTGAGGCGCCATAAAGCTGCCGGACTAATGTCAAAAAAATGTCTTCTGAAGTCATTGAATCACCACACCCTAGGCCTTGAATGAGATGCTTAACGCGCAAGACAATGTCGCGTCAAGGGGTTGACCGCAGCGTTTGCGCTATGTGTAATTTATCCATGAATGACAATACCACGTTAGAAATAAAAGCAGATGCTGCGACAGCGGTGCGTTCCGACATAGAGCGATATTTTAGCGGCAAATTTGTAGACGATGTTTTGAAGCTGCCGCAAGAGATTTTAGCCCTGACCGAGCTGGAACTTGAAAAAAAGTTTCATCCATCAACCATTGATTTTCTGGTTAGAAAAAATCTTCATCTCAAGCTGAAACAGGCAAGAGACGCTGGTGTTATTGACAAGTTTGAATCGAAAGAAATTTATGAAGGACTTTGCACAAAAACAAATTTTTATGATCGAATACTTGTAAATCCATATAAAATGGCATGGCTTTTAATACCAATTCAAGCATATGAAGACCTAATTGAAGAGAGTTTCTTTCATGGCTTAAAGAAAGTCCGTGAAATATTGGATATGCCGCTTACCGAAAAAAGCGCACCGCACATAATGAAGGCGCTTGAGTTTTTTACCAACCGTCACTTAGGTCCGGTCATTCAGCGAATAGAGCAAAAGTCCATGAACGTTAATATCAATGGGAATAAAATAGCTGATTCAGTAGACACTGAAACACTTATGCAAAAATATGACGAGTTAAAATCTAAGCTGTTAAAACCCGTGGAAGAAACTTTTGAACCAGAGCAAGATTGATTATGAAAAGAAATTAAAAGAAATTAAAGACATGGAAGAGCTGGTAAGCCTTCAGAATGGCTTGCCACATCTTTTTGCTTTCCCTCATTACTTATGGTCCCGTCGAATTTTTGAAAGTAAGAATAAAGAAATTTTATTAACTTCGGCAAATCAGGTGGGGAAATCTACAGTAGCTATCAGAAAAAATATACATCTGGCTACATCGCCTGAATTGTGGAAAGATTTTTGGCCAGAATTGGGTCCACATCGCAAGCCTTCGTTGTTTTGGTACCTTCTACCGACTCAGGCCGTAGCAACCACTGAAGTTGAGCAAAAGTGGGTGAAGGATCTTTTACCAAGGGGCGAATATAAAAATCATCCAAAATACGGCTGGGAGTTAGAGTACCATAAAGGTGAAGTTCATGCGTTACATTTCAACACAGGCGTAACGATTCAATTTAAAAGTTACGCGCAAAAAGCAAAGGACTTGCAAACAAGTTCTGTTTATCATCTGACTTGTGATGAGGAATTGCCTGTTGAACTGCTTCCGGAATTGGCGGCGAGACTTAACGCAACAAACGGATACTTCCTCACGGTATTCACTGCAACTCTTGGCCAGCTCCACTGGAAAAACGCAATGGAACCGTCTGTTGCTGATGAAGAGACGCACAAGGACGCGCTTAAGATTCAAGTCTCGCTTTATGATTCGATGAAGTACGAAGACGGCTCGCCTAGCCCTTGGACCAAAGAAAAGATTGCTCGCGCCATTGCCAATTGCCCGACAGAGGCAGAGGTGCAGCGTCGTATTTACGGGCGCTTTGTTAAGTCTGAGGGGTTGATGTACGAGGGCTTCAGTTTAGAAAAAAACATGAGTGACCCGCACCACCTTCCTAAAGATTGGCAGGTTTTTTCAGGAATTGATCCTGGCAGTGGCGGCAAGAGCGGCCATCCGGCGGCGATTGTTTTTGTGGCGGTGAATCCAAATTACCGCGAGGCTAGGGTTTTTAGGGCTTGGCGTGGTGACGGTATTCCTACAACGTCGAGTGATATTTTAGAAAAATACCGCGAGCTAAAGGGCGCCATGCAGCCCGTGGCCCAGGTGTATGATTATGCGGCGAAGGATTTTTTCATGATCGCCTCGCGCTCTGGCGAAGCGTTCTCACCAGCTGATAAGGGGCGCGACCGGGGAGTGGCGATATTAAATTCTCTTTTTAAATCTGGAATGCTTAAGATACAGCGCGGGGACGGCGAGCTTAATAAGCTTGTAAATGAACTAACATCTTTAGGAACAAAGACTGCGAAAACCGCAGCTGCCGATGACTTAATTGACGCGCTTAGATATACCTGCATGGCTGTTTCTTGGGATTGGACGCTGGTCGATGTGCCCGATAGCGAAAAGAAGAAAATGGGTTTTGGCGGTGAGGAAGAGGCGCCCAGACTTTTGACTGAAAGTGAGCGGCGCAAAGAGTGGTTTCTAAGTTCTAAAGAAAAACCAGCCGATGAAAAAGTCGAGGATGAATTGGCGTATTGGGCAGAAATGTTCGAATAGATGTTTGACTGGACTTATTTTTTTGTGAACGATTAGGCGTGATTAAGCCTATATCAACAAAAGAATTAGCGAAACTGATTAAAATTTGTAAGAATGAGGGAGTTTCGTCTCTCAAATTTGGCGAAGTACATATAAGCATGACGCCGACAGAAAATCTCGTCATGACTCCCAGTCCACAGGCCCGTGGATCGGCAAAGAAAGCAGAAAAAATTACGACCAAAGCATCACTGCAAATGCAGTATGACGAGGCGCAATTACTGGCTGAGACTCTTCATGTTGAAGACCCAGCGGCTTTTGAAAAAATGCTGATCGACGGGGAATTTAGTGAAGCAAAAGAAAATTGAAGACCTGAATAAGTGTTATCGGGAAGCTGAAGCTTGTGACTCTGAAATCTTCAGCGAGCAACGAAGCAACATTTTACTAGTTGCAGGCGAGCATTACAACCGTCGAAATTCAATGTTTTGGAATAGAGTTAGAGACTCTAAAGACTTGTCTTCGGACCAGAAATTAAGACTTACTAAAAATCACATTTACAAAATTTCGAAAATACGCAAAAATTTAATTCTCTCCCACGCATCAGGTGTGCGTGTATTTCCAAATAACGAGTCTGAGCTTCAAGACCAAAAGTCAGCAGAACTTTCACAAAGCGTTTGGCAGTACATAAAAATACAGCAGCATTTTAGAAAAAAGACCCATCAGTTCGTATCTGACTTTTTTGATATTGGCGAAGTCGCAGCTAAAATTTACTGGGACGAATCAAAGGGTAAATTTCTAGGTTACGAGCAGGAAGTGAACGAGCTTGGCGAGCCGATGCTTGATGAAGACGGCGGGCCAAAAAAAGGGCGCCCACTTTTTTCAGGCGAGTTAGTTATAGAGCGCATTTTGGCTTTCAATTTGCTTCGTGCGCCTGAAGCAAAAAGCATGGAAGAAAGCCCATATTTGATTTATCGAAAAGTCGTCTCACACGATCATTTAATGGAAATGGTTAAAGGCGACGAAGAAAAAGAAAAAATGGTTAAGGGCGGCAAAGACGAAACATATTTTGTCTTTGATTCGAACAAGCAAAACTACAATAAAGAAAATAACGTAGTCACTTTGCGTGAGCATTATTACAGACCTTGTGCTGAATATCCTGAAGGTTATTTTTATATCTGCACAGACCAGGGCATTCTCTGGGAGGGTGAAATTCCATATGGTGTTTTCCCTATCGTTTACGAAGGCCACGATGAAGTTCCGACCACACCTCGTCACAGATCACCCCTTAAGCAGCTTCGCCCTTGGCAGATCGAGATCAACCGCGCAGCTTCTAAGATTGCAGAACATCAAGTCACATTAGGTGACGATAAATTAGTTGTGCAGTCAGGTGCTAAAGTTACAAGCGGCTCAATCTTGCCAGGAGTGAGAACGATTCAAGTTTCCGGCATGGCGCCCACAATTTTACCGGGGCGCTCTGGCGATCAGTATTTCCAGTATGTCGAGGCACAAATTGCCGAGATGTATAGCGCGGCCCTAATTCCAGAAGACGCTGAGGAAAAGGGTGAGCAGGACGCATGGTCTTCGCTTTGGAAGGCTGTACGACATAAAAAGAAATTCATTTTAGATTCAGAAAAGTTCGAAAACTTTTTAGTAAAAGTTTGCTCAGTTTCTATTGAGCTTGCCAGAAATTACTTTGATGAAAACATGCTTATTCAGGTCGTAGGGCGCAATGAGTATGTGAATATTTCTGAGTTTAAAAACACAAATCCACAGAGCTATCAAGTTAAAGTCGAGCCAGCCAGTGATGATCTTGAGACGACAATGGGTAAGCAGTTAATGCTTAATCACATTTTGCAATACTCATCAGGCCAAATGGAACGCGAAGATATTGGGCGTTTGATTCGCATGATGCCGATGGCGAATAACGAGCAGAGCTTTAATGACTTCACTCTTGATTTTGACCGGGCGACTAATATCATTTTAGCTCTTGATCGCGGCGAGCAAGTGACGCCGAACAAGTACGACAAGGGGCCTTATATCGTTAAGCGATTAACGGCTAGAATGTCATCAAGTGATTTTCAGCTTTTAGCGCCTCCTATCCAAGAAGCTTACGCCGCAACTGTTGCGCAGTATGAAGAGATGGAAACTAAAAAAGCGCAAGAGATGAAAGCTATGCAGTCTGACTTTATCCCGACCGATGGCGCTCAGATTAAAGTCGCTTGGTATGTGAAAGATCCTAAAAATCCATCACGCTCTATTCAAGCAACACTGCCAGCTAGTTCTATTAACTGGCTTGTGCAGCGGTTATCTGAGCAGGGAAGTGCGCAGGAAGATTTGCAGCGTAATGGCGCGGGCAGCGTAGATATAGTTGAGAATTTTAATAAATTAAATGGCGCGGGTAATGTGTCGAGTGAAGCAGCACCACAACAAATGGAAGAAGCAACAGCGCCAGAACAGATGACACCTAACCAAGAGCTTCTTTCAAAATTACAAGGGGTTCTACAGTGAGTACAGAAAATACTCAAGCTGACGTTGCCCCGTCAGGTGACGTTACCGAAAGTAGCGTTGCACAAAATGGGCAAACAGAGGGTTCTATTCCAGAGTCGTTTAATTCAGTTGAGGGCTTAAGAAAAGCCTCAAAAGATTTAGACAGTGGTGCGGGTAAAGAAATAAAGGCAGCGGCTCCAGTCGTGGACGCCACGCCTAAGTACACGCCTAATTATAAATACAAGGCGGCACTTCAGGAAAAAGAAGTTGATGAGTTTTGGCGCAGTCTTATTAAAGACGCAGAATCAGAAAAAAAGGTGAAAGACCTTTTCACTAAAGTTGACGGTTTTGATTTCGTGAAACAATCACGAGATAAAATCGAGCAGCAATTTCAGTCTTTATCACAAGATTATCAGGCTCAATCTGAAATCGTTCAAAGAGTCGAGGGCGCTTTACAGCGTGGCGATTTATCGAGCGCTTTTAGGCAGCTTGGTCTTAAGGATGAAGACGTATTCAAATACACTCAGCAGCGTTTGCAGATGATGGAAATGCCGCCTGAGCAGAGAAAAGCTTTCGAAGACGCTGAGTCTTTGCGAGAGCAACAGATGATGATGAAAGAACAAATGTCTCAATATCAAAAGCTATACCAAGATCAGGCGGTGCAGGCCCGCACTATGCAGCTTGATTTTGTATTGTCTCGCCCAGAGATAGCGTCAGCGGCTCAGAGTTGGGATTCTTTACAGGGACAGCCTGGTGCGTTTCGGGATCTTGTGATTCAGGAAGCGCAAACTGCTTATTACCAAACTGGTCGCGATTTAACTGCTGAGCAGGCCGCTCAAGTGGTTATGCAAAAGTTCGGTAAGGTCTTAGCTTCAGGTGGGAGTCAGGCGGCGCCGCAAGCGCCAATGGCACCAAGCCAAACACCGCAAGTTACAGTTCCACAAGCAAAGCCAGTCATTCCTAATGTTAGTGGTAAAGGTGCTTCACCAATTAAGAAAGCGCCAAAAAATTTAGACGATCTCAAGCGCATGGCCAAAGAGCTGACCGCAATTGAGAACGCACAATAGGGGATTAAAAAATGGCAACTAATCGTGATTTTAGTTCGCTACTTAATCAGTACCTTCCTTTAGATTTGCTGAAGCAAGAGTACGTTAAGCGCGACTATTTAATGCAAAAAGTAAATATGGATGAAAGCTGGAAGGGCGGCGATCTTATCGTTCCGTTCGAAGGCCAACACGCATCATCAGTTGAGTTCGGCGCATTAGCTGACGCTTCTGATATTTCAAAGTATGACTATGTTCGCGGCTCGATCACAACTCAGCCAGAAGCATGGGCGTCTTTGATTTTCCAACATCGTGATTTGATTCAGCACGATGGTAAAATTCCTGAGAGTACATTCCTCAAGATTTTGCCTGGTCAAGTTGATTCAATGATGAACTATTTTAAAATGGTTATGTCAGTTCATTTGCTTGGTGGACCACACTTCGCAAAAGCAACTGCTGACGGTACAGCTGGCGGAGTTCTTGCCGTTGACCGTATTGACCGTTTTACTTTGGGTCAGAAATTGTCGCTTGACGATGACAACTCAGCTGCTGCAACTTACTACGTTATTGCGATCAGCATTGACGCAAAAACAGTAACTTTGTCAGCAACTCGCGGTGGTGCTGCTGCGGATATTTCAGCGTACACTTTGGCGCAAAACGCTAAGTGCTACCACCCAGGAGCGCAGTCAACAGGTTTCACAGGTCTTAAGAGTCAGCTTCTTTCGAACGCTAACTCTGGATCAGCGTCACTTTTTGGCCAAACAAAAACAGCTTATCCATTCCTTCAGTGCCCTAACATTTCAGGCGCAGACGTTACAGCGACAAACATCTTAGATAAGATTTTTGACGCTTACACAGCTCGCATGATTTTGGGTAAAGGTGGACGTGCTCCTGAAGTTCTAATGAGCTTTAAGCACATGGGTTCAATCTTGAAGCTTCTTCAAGTTGCACAAGGCCCTTACAACGTAGTGCCAAATTCTCGCAAGATGAATTTGTACGGTTGGCAGGAAATTGAAGTTGGCGGCGTAGGCGGCCAGGTTCTTAAGCTTGTTGGCGTTCAAGAGTGTGACGATGACGTAATTTATTTCCTTGATTGGGAATCAATCACGTTCTACTCGAACGGTCTATTCAAGCGCCGACGCGCTCCGGATGGAAAAGAATATTTCGAATCACGCGCAACCACTGGTTACTCATACATCCTCGATCATTGCTTGTTCGGTGATCTAGTTTGTACGGCACCTTGGAAGAACGCGATTCTGCACAGTATTCCAAACTACTAATAGTTAAAAACTGGACTGGCTTCTTCTGGGAGCCAGTCCGATACTTTCACTAACATAACTATGGCGTGACCAGTTCACGCGAAACCTGAAGGGGTAAAGAAAAATGGCAATTAAGTCAAATAACGGTGTTCCCGTTGCAGATGCAAAAGACCTTCTAAACAAAATGAATTCTACAGCTCAGAAAGTTCGCCTTGGTGAGCTGGTGAAGGCACAAAAAGGTTCAGTAATTGCGATCTATGATTTCGCAGTTTTGGGCGGCGCGGTTGGATCAAAGAACTTACTAGATGAAAATGGCGTAACTGTAGAGCTTCCCGATAACGCAGTTATCACAAATGTTTTGATTGATATTATCACTCCGATTGTTTCTACAGGTAACAACGGAACCGTGGCATTGGGAGCTAATACAACTGATGATTTGCTTCTTGCAGTTGATGGCGACACACTATCAGGTGTTGCTGCTGGAATTCCAGTCGGAACTGCGGCAACGGCTGTTAAATTAACTGACGACAGAGTGCTTACGATGACAATCGGAACCAACGCATTTACCGCTGGTAAATTCGCAGTTCTAGTTGATTTCGCACAAAGCATATAAGGCGGTAGAAAATGGGTATTGAAATTGAAACAAAGGGGCGTGTCGTAACTGTCACGCCCACTGTTGACACAGCAATCTATGCTTCGGGCGATAGAATTGGTTCGATCATGGAATTTACTAATGCCTTAGACGACTCGAGCGGCACCGCCACAATTCAATCGGTAACCATTGTTGATAAAGCTGCGCAAAGTTCTATTTTGCAAATCTTATTTTTCAATGACCTTCCGACTGTGGCGAGCGCCGATAATGCCGCGCTAAACATTACTGATGCAGAGATGGCGGCAAAGTGCATCGGTCATGTAAGTGTGGTTGCTGCGGATTATTTCGCTTTATCAGCCAGCTCTGTTGCTTGTGTGAGAAATATTAACTTGCTTGTTACATCGGTAAAAAGCTCGACTAATACAACGGGCAAAAGCATCTGGGGAGTTATTCGGTCAGGTGGAACGCCGACTTATACGAGCACGAGTGATTTAGTGATTTCTGTGGGGTTGAAGCAGGACTAGGATTTTTAGACAGGACGTCCAGTAGCCCACGGATGGGCGTCTTTAACTTGCGGGGCCTACCCGTAAAAAAAGGAAGTATAACATGCCACTTTTTTATGGCGAATTACAACAAGCGCACTTAGAAAATCTTGCATCTGATCCTGGCACTCCTGCTGTTGGGCGCATCTGGAATAACACAGCATCTTCAAAAGCTAAAATCTATGACGGCACAGACAATAAAGTTTTAGTTACTGAAACGGGAACTGCGACGTTAACGAATAAAACGCTAACTGCGCCTGTTGTTAACGCTCCGATTATCGACGCGGTAGTTTTCGACGGTCAGGCTTCAACTCCTGCAACACCCGCAGCGGGTTATTATAAAGTTTATGTAAAAGATGATGGGCGAGCGTACATGCTTAATCCAGCAGGACTTGAAGCTGGACTTGGCGGTGGAGGCGGTGGTGGTTCGTTAAAGTTTTTAGAGCGCGGCAACTCACCAGTTCTAGAGGTTGAAAACTTTTTAGAAGTTTATTCTTTTGTCGCAGGTCTTTCGCAAGAGCTATATGCGGCGATCAGAGTGCCCCAGACATACTCGCCTGGTTCTCAGATAAATATGCGCGGCCTTATTTATAGTGCTGATACGAGTGGTGATGTTTTAATTAGAACACAGGCGACACTAATACGCGCCGAAGTTGATGAAGTAACATCAACCACTAATCAGAGAACGGCGACAAACTCAGCCATAACAATGAGTGCGGCAAACGATAATGAGCCGCAAAAAGTTGTTTGGGATTTAACGTCATCAAGTGGGCAAATAAATGCGGTCTCAGTTAGTGGCGGCGATTTGATTGTTGTGCGATTGTATCGTGATACTGATACGGCGACTGGCGATGTTAAGTTTATTCAATTAGCAACAGAGGTGAGCTTCTCATGAGATACATAATTTTATTTATAGTTTTATTTTGCGCACCTGCTTTTGCGACTTTAAACGAAGTCGATAAAACTCAGATTTTTAGCAAAAGCCTTTTAAAAAACGGCGGGTTTGAAAGCGGTAAAGCTTTATGGACGGCGAGTGCTGGGTCGTTTGCGGTGACAGGAACAAGTCCCATGGTTGGGCTTTATCATTCAACATGGGACGCAGCTGCTTCAGCAGACACGCTAACTTCTACAGCTGTTACAATCCCGGCGGGTATGTACGGGCGAAACGGTGTTGTTTCTTGTCTCATTACAACGGCAAGCGGAACGGCAACACACACGATTCAGGCTTATGACGGCTCGAACATTTTATCGAGTGTTACTGTCACAAGCTCAACAATTCCAACTAGAACAAGTGCGAATTTTGTTTTCCCTTCAAGCGGTTCGATTTCCTTACGGCTATATGCAAACGCGGACGAGCCGAGCATTGCGATTGATGATTGTTACATGGGGCCAGCAGAAGGATTTAATCTCGGAAGCAATACGGTCATAACTTCTTGGACAGACTACTCGCCAACAGTTTCAAACTGCGGAAGCTCTACCACGACATACGCACAGTGGCGTCGTGTCGGCACAATGATGGAAATTCGCGCCAAGATTGTGACAGGAACCAACACAGCCAATCCGATTAAGGTGTCACTGCCATCTGGATTTACTGGCAACATCCCGTCTGGACACTCTACTTCAACTCTAGCTGGCTCATGGAGTACGACATACGTTTCAGGTTCGGTAATGACTCCGATAATGCTAAGCACCGAGCTGACCGTCATTCAGTTTGCTAAAGGTAATTCTGGAAACGGATTCACTCCCGTCAACGCTAACGTAATCAACAACGCTGACACGTTCGCCTTTACCGCCGAAGTACCTATTGCGGAATGGACTGGGACAGTTAGCGCGTACTCACAAGACACCACGGCAATGTCTTGGAGTGGATATCATGACGATACCTGTGTGTTTGCTCGCACAAATACGGCCCTTGGTGATAGTACAGCCGACTCGACATGCACACTTACAGAGCGGACAAACAGAAACTTTGGAACCGTTACGAGCTACCTGTCTGGGTCAGACAAACTTCCTGGAATTGTCTTTACTCCTAAGCGGGCTGGACGATACCTTGTTCTGGTTTCAGCGGAGTATTTGGCTGGGGCAAACTCGCACCATACGGTTCAATTATTAAATGGCTCGACGGCTCTTGATGCTTGCAGCCAGTTGTGGGTCAGCTCTGGATACTACGGATACTGCAAGCTAACTGGCATTGTCGATGCCACATCAACATCTTCTATAACTTTAAAGTTATATACGGCGGCAAGCTCTGGCGCGATTACATTACAGGAAAGTGCATCTGGAGCGAACACTGGTTCGGCTATAGAGTGGCAAATCATTGCGCTTGACCAATCTTTCCCCGGCCCAGTTCTTACTGATTCGCCATGGTCTGCGGACGAAACACTCACGTTCACCGCAGAAACATCAGGAACATTCGCAAAGGGAACGAACACCACAGACTTCATCCGGTATCAAAAGATTGGGAAGTTTGCTTTGGTACAGTTTCAGTATGTGCAAACTGGCGCTGGCTCGAATGGGGTTGGTGATATTCTTATTACCCTTCCGGGAGGTTTGTCGGCCGACACAACGCGGGCCACGGTTTGCACATCAACAACGGATGTTGACTGTGATTACGCAGCACTCCTTAGTACGGTTGGAAGCAACTTCGGGGCAGGCACAAACGCCTTCATTGGTGGAAAGTGTGTTTTATATTCGGCAACTAAATTCCGCTGCATAGGATATGCCGGTGGATCTGTGTATAGTTTTTGGGGAGCAAACTCTGGTGGTCTTGCAAACGCCAATACGCGGTTTGGCGGATGGTTACAGGTTCCAATTTCAGGATGGTAGGAGATATATGAACAAGCGAACAAGAATGTATTTAGTTGAAGAGGGTGGGCTGCTGACCATGATATTGGAATCATCTGCATGGGGCCGAACTGATGACCACACTCGTTGACTACGCAAAAAGATTCATAGGTTTGCCTTACATCTTTGGCGGTCAACATCCATCTTTGGGATTTGATTGTTCTGGCTTTATTCAAATCATCACACAGTCTGTTGGCGTTGATCCAAGCGGCGATCAAACGGCAATGTCTTTATACAACTACTATGTTGCACAAGGGGCGAAGTCGCCGATAACAGCAGGGGCGCTTCTATTTTACGGCAAAAGCACTTATGCAATCACGCACGTTGCTTTTGCGATAAGCGAGCACCAGATAGTTGAAGCAGGTGGTGGTGACTCTACGACTACGAATGTTGATCGGGCAATCCAGGCCGATGCGTTTATAAGAGTAAGGCCTGCTAATCACAGAAAAGATTTGGTTGCAGTGTTAATGCCAAAATATCCAGAGTGGGTTTTAAATGGATAATATACCGCAAAGTTTTTATGTAATTGTCGGCGGCTTAATACTGGCCAACATCGGCACAGTCGTCACAATTATTTACGGCATTGGCAAACTTGTTTGGTGGTTATCGGCTTTAAACTCAAGAGTTCTAAGCGTTGAAGAAAAAATAAGACCAGACGGCCAAATAACTAAAGACATAAACGCAGCACACGCAGCGGTTAGAGAATTGAAAAAAGAAGTTTTAAACAAAAAGGGGCTTGCATGAAATCGTTAATTTTAGTTCTTGGACTTTTATTTGTTACGCCGTCATTTGCCACTGAAGCAGTAAAAGAAATCACGGTTAGCGTTGCTTCCCCGGCCCCGGCCCCTGCTGTTGAAGCAGTAGCTCCCATGCCAGAGACGGCACCAGTTGCAACGCACTTGCCTCCAGCTTGGCTTGAGAAAGTTTTAGACGTTGCTGTTTCAGTTCCGGTTGTAGGTCCGGTTGTGGTTGAAGTTTTAAAATGGGTTGGCGTTATATCTAGCATTTTAACAGCCATTGTGACGGCAGCCCTTGGACTTATCTGGTCACTCTCTAGAGCTTTAAAGTTAGCGAAACTTGTTGATCTGGCTGTGAAGATTGAAGCGCTTGCGGCAAGTCCTGTAATGTATTGGCTGCGTTTTTTCTCAATGTACAACGCTAAAAAGGAAGAGAAAAAAGATGCCGGAACTGCTCCTAAAGCTGCTTGATTGGCTAGATAAAAATCTAGCTAAACTTATTTTAGCATTTGGTCTTGGGTATAAGATGGGCGGCAAAGGCGACGATAAGATGAAGAAGGTTTTGTTAGAGGAAGAAACGAAGAGAAAGCTGTTAGAAAATGAGCTTAAGGTTATTAAAAATAGTGACGGTAAGTCTGACGCTGACATTGTCGGCGACGTCATCAACCGCTCAAGACGGTAGCAATTTGCTAAAGCAGATTGAATCAAACCCGTCAGGTCAAACTTGCTACGACAAGTATGAGATGAAAGCACTTGCTAATTACAAGCGCCATTGTGACGGTGTGGAAATGGATTTAAAAACATTTTCAGACCAGTACAATAAATGTTTAATGGCCATGGGGTGCGAGGATAATATTTCTGACACGCTTTTTTGGTCGTCAATAGTTATGAGTTTATTTGTTGGATTTATTGCTGGCGCTGCCAGATAGGGGAATATATGGTTACGCTAACCTACGGACTTAAACGGCCATCTACCAACGATAGTGGCGCTACACTTTTCCAAGCCCTTGAAGACAACATCACGCAACTGGATGGCCACACGCATGACGGCGTTGATTCACCAGCGCTTCCGGCGCAGTCGATAGTTGGCGTCACGCAAACAATATCAAGTGCCTCGTGGGTCGCAAGTGGCGCTACTGGACATTACAGACAGTCAGTGACTTTGCCAGCTGGGTTTTCTTACAACACAGTTACACTTAGTTTCAGATTAACTTCGGGGCATGTGATTTACCCGACAGTTGAAAAAATATCAGCTACACAATTCTACGTCTACTCAAGTGACAATACTATAGACTTCGTTTTAGTAGCCGGGGGATAAATGGCACTGACCAGCAAACAGCCGTTCGAAGTGAATGATTTCAGTTTAGGAATCAGCGACGACGCATTTGAATCAGATCCTAGATTTTCTACTGAGCTTGATAACTTCAACATCGAGCCAGACGGCTCGCTAAAATCTCGACAAGGTTATGTCATTGAAGTGGCTGGCACTCCGCAAATTCCCGCTGGTGTTAAGCGCATAGGTGCAATTATAAATTACGATCACTCGTCAAATCTGTTAGTTCAAAGCGAAGATAAGTTTTATTATAGAAACCCCACTAGCTACACAACACTTGTTGGGCCAGTAACATCAAACGATGTTTTTAGCGTAGGTGCTGAGACAAATAACATTTCATTTAGCGAGTGGAACAAGCAATTATTCGTAACAAATGACGGCTATCCAAGGCCCATGAAAATTTATAAGGACTCTGGTGGAACAATTAGAGTTAACACTTCGGGCTTACCCGCACTTGCTACTGCTCCTACTTGTACTCCTGTTGCTGGAGCTAACAGTTATGTTTATCGGTTTCATTATTATTTTAGTTACACTGTCGGCAGCCAAACTTTTGAAGATGTTGGGCCTGTTACGCAAGTGAGTGTTACCAGTGCAGCGGCACCAGATATTAGCACAATTGCGATCACCGCAATCCCAGTGCTGGCAAATGGTGCGACTGACAATTGGGATACGGCAGCAATCAAGGTGCAGATATTTCGCACCACCGCTTCTGGAACTTCGTTTTATTATGTCGGCCAAGTTACAAACGGCACGACCACTTATAACGACACGTCGAGTGACACCACGATTCAAAATAACGTTTTGATTTATACCGAAGACGGCACTGTGGAGGCAGACCCGGTTCCACTGCATAAGTATGTGCATATTGTGAATAACATTGCTTATTACGCCTACATTAAAGACGGGTCTGTTGAGTATCCGTTTAAGATCAGACAATCAATCCCAGCGGCGCCCAGTGCAGCACCTCTTGATTTCGAGCTAGACGTTGAAGATCAAATCGCAGGCATTGGGTCTGTTAATTCAGTGCCGATTGTTTTATGCAAACGCCACGTCTATCGCCTTGAAGGTAACTTTGACCAGTTCGGCAGAGGCGGAATTAACCCCGTTAGAATTTCAGACACTGCCGGGTGCATCAGCCACTTGTCGATTGTGAGTGCTGAGGGGCAAATTTTTTGGGCTGGTAATGACGGGTTTTATGTTAGTGACGGTTACCGAGTACAAAAGATTTCAGACAAAATTAATTCTAGATACCGCGCCCTAAGAGAAGCTGCGACTGACGAGAAAAGAATCGCTGGAAAATTCGATGAAGAAAACAGACGTATTCTTTGGGCTGTACAGTCTGACTCATCAAGCGGCGACAATGATTCTATGGTGGTTTTGGAATTGCGCTGGGGGATTAGATCACACTCGACATTCACCACATGGTCCGGCACCAGTATGCGGCCAACGGCACTAGAGTTCTTTGATAATAAATTATATACAGCAGACACCAGGGGATATGTTTATTATCACGAAGCTGGACGCTACACAGACCCGCGTGTTGAGACATCTGTTGCTGCTGCGTCTTGGGAGCAGGAAACAATTATTTGGAATTACACGTCTTGCAACTATAATTTTGGCGGTGCGTTTTTTAGAAAAAAGCCAACGCGCATTTTATTAACTGCTAGAAACATTGCCAACACTTCAATTCAGATCACCTCACTTGACGATGACGGCAAGAGGGAGCGCGAGCTTAAGCCAATTAGATGGCGCAGGAATTTTATATGGGGTGATGTTAACTTTATTTGGGGTGACCCGGATTGCGTGTGGCGGGGGCTTGGAATTATTGAGCAGTGGAGAAGATTTCCGGCCAGGGGACTTCGGCTATCTTATTGTCAGATTAAAATATCAAACGCTTACTGTGTTATTTCAAACTCTGACACCTTAGGCCTTGCGACATTTGACGGCACAGCAAATACTGCCACACTCGCGACTGGCGACTGGCCTAGTGCTTCGACTGATTATTACATATCAACAAGTGCTGACGCTTATGTGACACAGTATCAAGTTACGAGCCAAGCCGCTGACGAGTTAACCCTTGTGGACTCTGGCAATACGCTTCCGACCGGGTCTTACGCATGGCTTTTAAAGGGCTATAAAAAGGGCGAGCCGTTAAATCTTCAGGGCTATACAATCCATGTGGCCGATGTCGATCAGCAGCAAATGACATACGAGACTGGCGACGATGGGGCTAACGCATGATAAGCCTACCTGAATTTATATTAAAGGACGTTGAAGACGCTTATGTGAGAGAAAACTTTAAGCGTCTGGCCTTGTTTTTTCAGGACTTTCCACTGTTTCGTGGGGAGTGGAAATTTTTTGAGATAACCACCACAAAAGCCGAAACAAATTTAAGGGTGTTTCACGGTCTAGGATTTAAGCCTTTAGACGTGATAAATACCTCGACAACAGGGGCTGGAACTGCAACTTTTAATTACGCACTATTTGACGAGCAAAGTATAGACATTACGACGACAGATGCTTGCGTAGTTCGATGCTTTATCGGAGCATATAAAGAAGAATCATCAAGGGTGGGTAGATAATGGCTTACAAAACAAAGCTTCAAGTTGTCACGAAAATTGAGCGTGACCTAGACCTTGAAGAAGAAGAGTTTATACAGCCCGATGAGATGACAGAAATCATCAATGACGGTATCACAATCATTGAAGCCCACATGAACACGCTTGGCCTTCGTGACCAGTATTTTCTCACACGCACCACTTTGAATTTGGTTAATGGAACTGCTGACTATTCTTTGCCAACAAATCTTTACGAAGGTAAAATTAAGGAAGTCATCTATTCAAACGGCGCAACTATTTACGGCGTAAAGCCACTGACAGGATCATCTTCGGCTGAAGAGATCGCACACTTAAATAGATTTTCTACGACTGAGTATTACAGATATAGAATTAGAAACGACTCCTCATCAGCAATATATTTTCAGCTCATCCCTGCTGCTCGTGAAACAGCCACTGGTGTTATCATCATTGAGCACTTCAGAGACCTAGCGCGTGTGTCGGCAGACGCTGATTTAGTTGAGGTGCCAGAGATTGCTTTGCAATTTCTTTATCAATTTATTCGCGTTAAAGTTTACGAAAAAGAAGGCAGTGCGCTTTTGCCAATGGCTAAAGAAGATTTGCAAAAGATAGAAGAGTTGATGATTGCGACTCTTCAAGGTCAACTCGCTGATGATTCGAATAATTATGTTGAGATGGATAAATCAATTTTTGAGGAACATTCATAGATGGAAGTGCGGGCCTTTTCAAAAGACGAATGGCGTAAGGTTTCAAAAGAAATCCACCGCTATGCTTTTAATGAAATCATCGACGATGACCTAGAGACGATTTCACTTGCTCTTATGGCCATGAAAGATGAAACGCCACAGGCTTACTGCACGTTAATTGATATGGATAAATACACCTGCTACATGCAGCATGGTGGGGCACTGCCAGCGGCTAAGGGCACAATCAACGTAGCCAAAGGTTATGTGAAAATGGTTGAGTGGGTGAAGAATAAATATCCACGAATTACGACGAGAATAAGAAACGATAACGTGAGCATGATAAAACTAGCTCTTGGTGTTGGGTTTAAAATCGTAGGCGTAGAAGTTTATGAGGATGGCGTTTTTTTAAGTTTAGTAAATAATTCGGAGAGTAAAGTATGCTAAAGCGTTCAAAGTTCGACGGCATCAAATCAGTAAGCGGCCAAAAAAGAATTAAAGAGCTAGAGGCACAAAACGCTGCTGCTAAAGCCAGTGAAGCCGACAAGCTTAGACAGATTAATGAAATGGTTCAACGCGGCCCAGGCTACAGAGCTGTTGAGCAGAGCGCTCAAGAAAAAGCCGCTGGCGTTGTAGCTCCTGGTTTCGAAGGTGTGAGAGATGTAAAAACCGGGAAACTTTTAGATCAATATAAATCAGACGCTTACGCTGGTGAAGCGCTTCAGAAATTAAAGGGTCAAGCGTTTGCCGAAGGCGATAGCCCATGGGCAAAAATGCAGCTTGAAAAGCAAGCGCTTGAACAATCACAAGGTCGCGATCAAGCGGCAAGCTCACAAGCTCAGGCACTGGCGCAAGCGCAGTCAAACCTCATGCGACAAGGTGGACTGTCTTCAGGAGCTAGAACACGCATGGCCATGCAGGGAGCTAAAGACATGGCACTTGCCCAGCAGAGAGTAAATGCGCAAGGGATTGGCCAGCGCTTAGGCATTCAAGAGCAAGACTTAAATCGCAAGCAGGATTTACTTGGTAAATTTGGTGACGCTGAAAGTGCAGCGAATGAGAAAAACATTGGCCGCATGAGTGAAGATGTAAGGGCCGGAAGTGCCTTTGACATGGAAAGATACGGTCAGCAGATGGGCGCTTATGGGGCGGCTAAAACTGCTGAGGCGCAAAGAGCAGCTGCTGGAAGCGGTGGAAAGTGCTTCTTTGAAGATTCAAAAGTTTTAATGAACGACATGACGGTGAAACCAATCTCACAAATTAAATCAGGCGAGGTCATATTCGCAGGCGGTCTTGTTTTGGCGAGCCGAAGTTATTACAGCGCTGAAGGCTTTGAGCTTTATGATTATGACGGTGTGTTTTTAACGGGATCTCACTCTGTTAAAGAGTGCGGCGAATGGAAGCACGTTGAAGATTCTTTTAAAGCTAAAAAGACAAACATGCGGGCCAAAGAAGTTTACACGCTTGTTACAGAAAATCATTTCATCGTGGCTAACAAAGTTGTGTTCTCAGACGATGTCGAGACAAATGAAAACTTAATAGACGAGGCGCAGTCACTTAAGGCGCTTAATAAAGGGGCGTAGGTGGATAAAAACCTCGAAACATTAAGTTCAATGATTACTGATTTCAGTCAAGCAGCTGAGCTAACTCCAGCCTTAATTGAAAACAGAAGATCAAGAATTTGTGAGCTTGAGTCGGCGATGAAAAGCCTGCCAGATTCTTACAACATGGAAGAATTTAATGAGGGAAAAATAACTCATCATTTCGGCACTGGCGTTTATGGTAGAGAATTATTTATCCCAAAGGGCAATGTAATCGTTAGTAAGATCCACCGAGGAAAAACTTTTAACGTAATCGCCAAGGGTGTGATTTCTGTAATTTGCCCTCACAACGGGTATAACACTTACGAAGGCCCGCACTGTTTTGTGTCTGAGCCATTCACAAAAAGAATTGTAATAGCTCACGAGGATACGCTGTGGATTACAAGTCACGGCACACACAAAACCGATCTTGATGAAGTTGAAGAAGAGATAATTGCTAAAGATTTTGAAGAATTAAAATTATTAAAAGGGGATAAGTAATATGTCATGGGTAGCAGTAGGCGTAACAGGCGCTTCGATGTTAATGGCAAACGAGCAGGCAAAGGCTCAACAAAGACAACAAAAAGCGCAGAACATGGCAGCAGCTGCGCAGACTGAATATTCGCCATGGACTAAGATGGGCGCAGGCGAACTTAAAACAGGCGCACCAGACCCAACAGCTGCAACACTTCAAGCTGGGTTGACGGGATTTGCCCAGGGGCAAAACATAAAAGCAGGCATGGCAAAGCCAGAAGCTAAGCCTGGTTTTGAGGCACCAGCAGACGGCATTGCAAAAGATCCGTATGATGAGTTTTTGCTTAAACAAAAAGCTATGGCGAAATAAAGGACTAACAAATGGCTGACATTCCAATGATGCTTCGAAGGCCCCCATCGGCTTGGGTTGATCCAAGAATCAAAAGCCAGAGCAATCTTTTGCAGGCGTCATTAGCTGGCACTGACTTAGAGCAAGCGCCCATTGAAGAGATGGCCGTGGACGCAGCACCGACACCAGCACCAGTGCCGGAACCAGTCGCAACGCCAGCACCAAAAATGCAGGCGCCAAAAGCGGCACCAGTTGCTGCGCCAACTCAGCAAAGCACAGAGCAAGAAACTTCATTTGAGGAAAAAACATCAGGCATGGGTCCAGAGGCTGAAGCTCTAAGAGCAAAGCTTGAAGACATGCGAATGTCGCGCATGAAGGACGAGCAGTCGTCGATTGAAGAATACGGCAAGAAAATTCAAGAGTATGAGTCAGCCCCTACTGGAATCGACTGGCGCCCGCTTGCTGGGCTTCTTGACCAATGGGCAGGCGGCAAGGCAGCGCTCACTGCTGCTGAGGCCACAAAGCCTGAAGCGCCTGAATTAAAACGCGAGAAGCTTGCGGCCATGCGTGAGAAGTTGTCAGGCATGAAGGGCAGTCTTTCAAAATCACAATACGACGCGCTTAAAGATCAGCTTGATTCGATAAAAGCCGAGCAGTCGCTGAAGGCGGCAGAGAAAAGACTTGAGAGTAGCCTCAACAGTAAAGACAGATCGCAAGACAGCCTAGAAGATCGCACCATTGAGAAGTATGTAATTGATATGTCAAAAAGACTTGGTGACGCAAACGCAGTTATTATCTCTCAAAAAATAGATCGCCTTGACCAAAACATTCCAGGTGGGTTATTCGGCACAGGCGAAGTTCCCGGCGTTGGTATTGGCAAAAATTGGTCGCCACAATTTCTGTTCACCGATGAAGGGTCAACCATAAGACAAGATGCAAAAGCTTTGCTCGTGGAATCTATCAAAGCCGCAACAGGACTTGCTGCAACAGAAGCCGAACAACAGGCGCAAGCGCAAATTAACGGTTTGTCTAAATCATCTACAGCCAGAGAATTTAGAGAAGCACTTTCAAAGCAAGTAAAAGATAATTTAGCTAGAGCATCTGAGATTGTAAAAACTTACAAACCAGAAGCGCAGCGACGATATAAGGAACGACAAGGCCGAACTGTTGTAGATGTTTTGTCGGCAATTACCGCAAAAGAAGGACAGTCTGGTGGTGGGAATTTTACCGCCGAAAAGCAAAGACGACTTGAGGAATTAAGAGATAAAAAAGCAAAGGATGAAATCTAATGACCGAAGCAGAAGAATTAGAACTGCTTGAGCTTGAAGCCGAAGCTGCGAAAGCTGAGGCAGCACATGGGCCAGCGCAGAAAGAAGACGAGGGCCTTTGGGGTAATGTGAAAGAAGCAGGCGGCAAAGCACTTGAAATGGTAGGCCGCACTCTTGATTACCCAGGCGGCCTTGCGCGTGTTGCATACCAGGGCCTGCAAGATATTCCCTACGCTATACGAACGCAAATTCAAGACGGCGAGATTAAATCAGTTTCAAAGGCTGATGATTTCTCAAGAGCACTAAAAGGCCAAGCGCCAACTTCTGAAGAGTACATGGACCGTATAGGCATTGAGCCAGGAGTAGGCCGCACACTTGGCGGCATGGCAAAAGACATTGCGCTTGATCCGCTCACCTACATGACATTAGGAGCCGCACCACTTGTCAAACAAACAGCTAAGGCGGGGAAGAACCTTTACAAGTCAGGACTTAAAGCGATTGACGAGGAAGCAAAGCTTTACAATAAAGCGCCCGTATCTGAGCTTCTAATGAAAGAAGGTGTGACCGGAAGTGCTGAGCAAATTCAAAAAAGAATGGATGAGCTTGCTGAAGGTTACAAGCGCGAAAGAGATTATATTTTAAAGAGAGCTAGAGCTGGCGAAGTAGACATGGGTGAAGCGATGGCTCCGCTTATGGCAAAAATCCAAGAGCTTAGAAATAACGGGCATCCAGACCTAAAAGCACTCGCCGATGTTTTTGAAAACGATGCTAGAAAAATGCTCGATCTTGGAGCAAAGGAACCAGAGCACATTTTAAGAGAACTTCCGGTGCAGTCAAAATTTCAAGGCGAATCGCAAATGCTTGGCGATTATGTGCCGCCGGAAAGAATAAAAATACAAAGCAAAAGCGGAGAAGGCCTACCAGTTCAAGGGGTAATGGCTAAAGGTAAAACCATTTTAACAAACAAAGGCGATGAAGTAATAGACCCTCTTAGTTTAAAAGCCCTTAAAGAAGACGTATTTGTTTCCCGCCCAGCAGTGCCAGCTTCTTATGTGGAGCCAGGATATTTTAAGCCGGGAGAAGTTGTTCCTGAAACATTTATTCAGCAAAAACCGCAAACAGTTCTTGATTTCGGCGTGATTGATCCAAAAACAAATCAAGTAGTTGATCGAATCGCTGGCCCGTCTCCAATGAAAGCAAACAGCTGGAAATCAATTGAATACAATAAAGTCGGAGATGAGGCGTACAAAGAAGCAGCAAAAACTCCGATGGGAAAAGAGCTGGGGAAAGCAAAAGCTCGTGGTTTAAAAGAAGCAGTCGAAAATGCTGTGGAGAGAACTACAGGCAAACAATCCGCCGAAGAATTAAAAGACCTTAATGACAGGCTTGGGCGCATTTTAACCACAAAAGAAAAAGCGGCGAAAGAGGCGACAAAAGAAATTAAGAAAAATAATTTCACGTCAGTCGATGGCATTATCGCTGGCCTTGGGGACTTCAAAACTCTCGCTGTTAAAAAAGCCGCCGATCTTTCAAACATGACAGGCCCCAGAACTAAAGTCGGCAAATACATGGTCGATAATGCAGACTCGCTAGGTCTTCTAGAAAAAAATCTGCTTTACTCACCATGGGTAACTATGAAACGGTATCAAGATAAACCAGAGGAAGAAAAATGATCTCATCACAAGAAGTCGATGACGCAGTAGAAATTCTTTTAAAAGCTGAAGAAATAAAAAAGAACAAAGAACTCATGAAAGAAGTTGAGCCTGCGTTCCAAGAAAAGATCGACAAGCTTGAAGAAGTGAAATCACTTAAAGACCTTTGGAAGCAGGGGCTTGAAAAGGCCAGTGCTGAAGAAGAGAAGAAAAAAGAATCGTCACTGGTAAAAGAAAAAGTGAATGACAAAAATGCTGACGAAGAAGAAGAAGACGAAAGTCTTGAAGAGACTGCTGAAAAAACAAAAAAATCATTAACTGACGAAGACGAAGATTAGTGAACGCCCTCAGCAGGGGGTGTGGCAAACTGCGACACCAAAAGCTCAGGACTAACGCCAGCCTCGTCGCAAATTCCTTTCACAATAATCCACAGGCAAAATGCAGACTCTAAAGGGTTAATCTCGTTTATTGACTTTATCTCGTAACGTATTGTTTTAAAATCTTTACCTAAAAATATATCGACGTCTAGAATCTTGCCTTCAATATCAATCGTCATACTGGAATCTGCGTCAATGCTTTCAGACAAAATAAATGCTCCCGATACTAAATTATCACCACGAAAACACCGACAATACAATAACCACTTAAGCCCCTGGCGCTCCAGCAGACAGGACTTTTGGCGGTTGAACATGGGTGTTTTAAGGCTAAACAAAAACTTATTTTGTGCGCCTTCTGCCACTGTAAATGACTTACCACTGGTGGTTGGCGCTTTTTATTTCTTCTTCGCCGTTAAGAATAAAAGAAAAAATATAATGAAACACCAGAACAAAACCTGGGCAAAGCTAGCCTCTACCATGATAGAATCCACCCTTCACGCCCATGTCTGTTAATATATCCTCAATCTCGTGCCACAAAACACTCTTCACTATAAACTGGCCGCTCTTATTTCGCTTAATCATAATGAAGCCATAACCCAAAGCCATGGCATTTACCATTGCGTCTCTAGATGGCTTTTCAAGGCGCTCACTGAGTCGTGCTAAAACGCCATCTTGTTCTTTAGACATAAATCTTTTTTATAGTTTTATTTTCTGTCTTATCAAGTGCGCCCATTGCGTAGGCCAAAGCCAGATGCTTCCCTATCGCAAGCTTGGCGCCTTCACGAGTCCATGTAAAAGCGCCGCTTGATCCACGAATGGCCGCTTCAATGTCGTCTAGAACACCGTCAAGTTTCTTATCCACAAAAGAATTAGCGAGCTTATGTACAAGCTCAAGCTTCTGTGACGGTATGCCCCCCGTAGATTTACCGAAATATCTAGACGTCATGTTGAATACCTTCCGTTTCGTAGTTTTTAATAATGTCGCTTAAAATTTGAAATTCTATTTGCAGCTGCCTGTACTCGTCATTTATGTCTTCGTGAAATTTTCTGTTTTTTTCGCTATCAAAATTAAGCCCAAGCTTCAAATGTCTAACATTGTCCAGCATCAACTTCGATAGTGCGATCAAATTATCTCTAGCTATTAACTGCTGCAATTCTAACACTTCATCCCCACTTACGCTTAAAAGCCCATTTCGTCGTTAGTTGCGCCAGGTGCGAAATTATGTAGCGGTTTTTTTGGCGTTGCTAGCGTAGTCGTTTGCGCTCTTGGCGTTTTAACTTCAGCCTCATCAGTTTGGCGATCACCTATAAATTCAATTTTATCTGCCAAAATATCAGTTGAATATTTCTTAACGCCATCAACCTCATAAGAGCGCGTTTTTAATTTCCCCTCTAAATAAACCTGTCGGCCCTTAGTTAAATACTTAGCCGCAACTTCTGCAAGCTTACCGAACACGCTAACCCGGTGCCACTCAGTCTGTTCTTTCTTTTCGCCTGTCGTTTTATCAGTCCAAGACTCTGACGTCGCAACTGAAAAATTTGTGACTGTGTTGCCGTTCTCTAGCTGTTTAGACTCAGGGTCTTGACCCAAACGCCCTAAGATAATTACTTTGTTTATTCCTGACATTTTTGTTCTCCTTTATTCCATTTTTTTTAGCCGTTGAACAATTTCAAGAGCTAGTTTTTCATATAAATCTTTTTGTCTTTCAGAAGGATCATCCGACATATAATCAAGCGATGTTCCATGCTTTATGTCCTGCAAAGCATCGCAGCCTGAGCAAGAGCCGTAACCAACTTTTACATACCAGTATTCACTCGGCTGATAAGCCGAAGCAGCTATCACATAAAGAAGTGTTCCTTGATAATCACCGTCGTCAATTTCATGAATACGCTTTGGGTCTAGATCACCGTAATCGCCGGAGGATATAACTTCTATTGTTGCCTTAACAATATCCAAATAACTTCCGGGATGCTTTTTAAAAGCTTTCCTGAGCTGGGATTTGTTGGCCATAAATCTATCAACGTAGTCTTGAATCATTTCCCCAAACACCAATCTCTGATTAACTTTCCAGTCTCAGCCGTAATTTTAAACGCAGGCTTCCCTTGAAACAAAGAAGTGTTATCTTTCGCCACTGTTGCCAAATTTGTTTCTTGATCTAAATCAAATTGCAACATCCAGCGATACTCAGTTCCCTCACGCTGAATGTCTTTCACTCCCACACGCTTAGGTTGAACTTTTCCGTTTGCTCCCGGTTCCATAACGTAATCCGTTTTTTTCTTCACTGTGCAAATGATATGAATCGGTGATGATAAAATTTTATTAAACACAGCCTCATGCTTTGGCGTTATCTTCTTCCATGCAGTGAAAGAATTCTTAGTTACCTCACTTGCGTCCTGGTGCATGTCAAGTGAGCCGCCAATACCTGACCACTCGTCACTGATCGAATCAATAATCAAAACCTTAAGCCCTGCTTTTTCAGCGGCAGAAATTCCTTCGATAAATTTGTCTGGTGAAAAAGGTGGAGTCATTTCTAGAATCTTGAAATTACCCTTATCAAGATAACACTGTGCCCGACCGCTTTCTGTCTGGAGCACTCCACAATTAGACAAATCACCGCCCAAGATTCCTTTGGCGATCTCCAAAGAACTCCACGTTTTTCCACCACCACTAGGCCCCGCCACACACATTTTCATTCGTATATCTTTACGACTTGCTTCTTTAAATTCCATCTTCTGAAATCTCCTTCTTCACCGTCCACGCTGGCGGCATTAACATTAAATGTCCTTCGTCAATTCTTTCATCCTGATAACCTGGCCAAACACCACTCGATAAACTTCTCTCAAGCGCCTGAATCGCAGACAACCACTTCGCATGACCGCCGTCGATAAAATCCTCACTCGCCTCATAAGTTTGAACAACATAAGGAGCCTCAGTTTCAACAGCAATGAAATAGCCCTTAACCCTCTCATCAGTTAAAACTCTAATGCCTTCCATGTAATGCGCCATACTCAAATCATAATGCATGTTGTACGCCTGACGAGAAAACCCCGATGGCGAAACATCAGTCGTCGTCTTAAGCTCAATTAAATCACCGCCATTTATCCCATCAATTTTTGATCGCATTAAAAGACCAGTCAGCGGGCACTGCCAGAAATACGAAAGCTCAACTGTCGCCCCGCCTAAAAGGCGATCAGAAAGAGTGTGACTTCTAACGCTTTCGCAAATTTGAGCAGCAGTGACATGGTCATATTCAGAAATCAAATCACGCCCACCACAATCAAGTAACGCCTGCGCCTTACGCTCTTTGCCTTCCTTCGTTCGCCCATCAACATCCGGCATAACGTAAAACTCCGAATCATACTCATCAGGCGTCAACACCAGCGAATGAACCACCGACCCTAAAAGCATCGCCGCACTTCTTGCTGAGGGCAAAATTTTATCTATATACTTCGCCCGGTAATGCATCGGCGAATGTCCGAAAAGATACTTCAATGAAGTAGAAGAATAATAATTAGAAATCGCGTGATAAACTTTATTCGGCAAATTCGCAATCACGCCGCGAAATTCGCCTGTGCGCAACGCCAGCTCAACTCCTGCCCCATCGACAGCGATGTTACGCCAATCATAATCTATACGCATTTCAAACCCCACACCCTTGACCAAACCCAGAATCTAATTTGGAATAAAGACACTTAACTTTGAAACGAATTTCAAGGCAAGCGAAAAGAAGGACTCTAACGCCGTGAGTGATGAAAGAAAAAAATCAGTAGAAAACGCGCTTCACAACTACTTAAAAAAATATCAAAAAGACACCGACAAATTAAACGGCGTAATTAAAAAACGCACTAACGCAAAACCAGAAAAAAACGTTGAAAAAGAATGCCTTACATGGATGCGCGCCCAAGGCTGGAACGTACAAATTTTCGAAAGTAAGGCCACGCAAATTAACGGAGTTTGGCGCAACCAATCAATGAAAGCTGGCAACGCCGACTGCCAAGGCACTCTTCCTGGGGGAATCGCATGTTACATCGAGTTCAAAAGCCCAGGCAGACTTTCAACATTTAACGCGCCAAAAAACCAAAGACAGATTGATTTCATTCTAGCTAAGATCGACATGGGTGCGTTCGCGTGTGTTGTCGATTCAGCCGATCACTTAGCTGGTATCTATAATATATGGAAAGAAAAACGCGCAGCTGATCCCGAAGACGCGAAAAATTATCTGCTCGATGCGCTGCCTTGAAACTCATTCGCGCAAAAAAAAAGGCGACCAGACATTTTACCGCCAGGGTCGCCCTCACCATTAAATTTGGGTGTGTGCTCAAATATAAAAGGTAAACGCATAATATAAGACCAGCTCACACAGCGCAAGAGTAAAAAGCCCCACACTAACAATTTAAAAGAAGATTATAGGCAAATCTTAAGACGGGCTTTTAATTATTAACATGGGGCCAAACAACTATTGAGCAACATTCATTTGACATGAAACGCCGCGCTGTTGTCAAAATGGAAATTCGTCTAAAAAGAAAATTGTACAACTTGGGGGTTGGGTGTGGGTGTGACTGATGGCGATCAAAGCCGCGTGGAGCTTTTAAAAGCAGCAGCAATGAAATTCGGCATCATGGGTATGCCTGTTGCTCCAGCAAAAGATAAAAGAGTTTATATCCACGGCTGGTCGAAACTCACAGCAGAAGATTTTTTCGACGAAAAATATAAAAGCCACTGGCAAACAGCGACGGGCATTGGCCTTGTCTGCGGCAAACAAAGCAACACCATTGGCTTAGATATTGATCTGCTACTTAGCACCTGCGATAAAGTTTTACTAAAAAAAATCGTCGATAGATTGCCGCCAATACTTTCTGGTAAATCTGGCAATCCCGACAAGCGCCCAACACAATTTTTTAGATATAACGGCGAGCCGGGACGCAAATTCACCAACATTCACGTCGAGATTCTATCAGACGGCAATCAAACAATCATACCACCCAGCCGTCATCCAGAATTTAATAAAGAATACGAATGGGTCGGCACTCCACTTTATAATCTCGACCCGGATGATCTGCCAACACTGCCAGACGGATTTATTGACTTCTTAGAAGAACTAAACGAATCCATGAAACCGCAAAAAAGCGAAACTGATAAAACGCTCATCGCAAAAAATGGCAGATGCAAGTCAGGCTCACACAATAAATTGTCAGCACTTGCTGTTGCACTATTTCATGACAATTATCCATTTGATCGCCTCGTGAAACGAATGATCGAGGAAGATCGTAAAATAAATCACGATGCTGATTATCTATATTTCAACTGCCCATCAAGACCCTGGAAAAATAAAGGCGAAAAAGCAATTCAAGAAAACGCAACAGACTTCGTGGAAGAGATTTTTAGAAATTACGGCCCAGGCGGAAAAAACGTGAAAGCAGAAGTTTCCAGACGAGAATTTGAACCGATACCGGAACAAGAAACTAAAAACGAAATTGAGCTGCTAACCTTAAAAGATTTATTAAATAGACCAGACGAAGCGATCCCGTATCTTGTTGAAGGCTTACTGCCTGCTGGTGGAACATCAATCATGGCCGCAAAGCCCAAGGTCGGAAAAACTACTTTACTGCGGCAGCTGTCTTTTGCCGTGGCCACGGGTGATATGTTTTTAAATCGCAGATGCGCAAAAGGGCCTGTTATTTATTTCTCAGTAGAGGAAAAGATCGACGAGATTAAAAACCACTTTAGAGACATGGGCGCCACAGGTGAAGAAGAAATTTATATCTTCGCAGAACGCGCACCCAGCGACACGATTAAGAAACTAAAGCCTATCTTACAAAATCTTAAACCATCTTTGGTCATTTTGGACACGCTCTTTAAAATAGTGCGCATGAAAGATGAAAACTCATACGCTGCTATATCTGAAGCACTCGAGCCTTTGCAAGAGCTTGCTCGAGAGTCTGGAGCACACGTCATGTGCGTTCACCACGCGGGCAAGGCTGACCGTGAGGGCGCAGACGGGATATTGGGTTCGACTGCGATCTTGGGGGCCTTTGATACGGCGATAATCATGAATCGCAAAGATAAAGCCCGGACCATTAAGACAATTCAACGCTATGGCACCGATCTCGATGAATCGACGCTTCTTTGGGATAAAGATACGCGGCGCAGCATGTTGGGCCAGGAAAATTGGAAGGTAAAGGCTGACGAACGCAAGAACACGATTCTTGAGTTTATGAGGTCTGTGGGTCAGCCGCTTTCTTTTGCCGATCTCAAAGAGGGCACTGGAATAGATACTAAGCTTTTGCGCGATATGCTGCAAAAGCTGGTGGAAAAGAAGCAACTTTCGGTGCGCGGAATAGGCACAAAAGGCGATCCGAAAATCTACTCAATTGGGCTGTTTTAGAGCTAAAAACTAGCAAAACAATCAACTGCTGTATATTGCATCTGGCGTTGCCATATCAAAACTATTATGGGTGATTATGGGTGATATATTATATATATACTATCATCACCTATAATAATTTTTAGTTGACAGCTCAAATGCTATATATTAGTTTTTAAATCGAAAATATTATGGGTGATCGTTTTATGTGTAAGGCAATCACCTATCATTTTTGAGTTTTGTGAAAGTCGTAATAAGCAATATAGAGCATTTGAAGGCATAAAAAGCCGCCAGATCGAAACTATTATGGGTGATTTTGTTTTTTGTGGTGATTTCAAAAAAAGGGGTAAAAAAGCATGACGTTTGACGAACACTATCTTTGCCATAAAGCAGTCGAAAGACTGGAGGCGAAATTTAAGAAAATGCAGGCCGATTTGAAGCATGGGGAAAAGATAACAGTCAGACATATTGATGCGGCGCTTGATTTGATAACCAACAAAGAGTGGCTGAGATTGAAGAACCACCTTGATGAAGATTTTTGTCGGCAATCGAAGTTCGGTATCTCGCGTTATTTTGGCTTTCATGGCAAAAGATGTGAAAAGGACTTTTGGGTAAAGATTAGAAAAGGATGGACAGGCGGCTTTGGGGCCAACGTGAAGTTTTTCGGGAAAAGATGGCACTGGATCGCAAGGCACTTCAAAGCGATTGATGACTCTCCACCCATTTCGACCCGCGAGACACACATATAGCCTCAAGGCTGCGTCTTCTCGGGACAGCTATACCAATCTGAGCATTCAGACTGCCAACCATGCACAAAGCCTTGGTAGATGCCTTTAAAGAACAGGTCAGGCTGCCCTACTGAAAACCAGTAGAAGACATAGGCGAGAAGTAGGACTTTACAAAAGGTCTTAAATTTCCGAGACTTTGTGGATGGCTGACAATCGAAGTCCTTGGACCCTATTGAAACAGAGCTTTCTTCCCGCAGATCAACGCGCAGAGGCGAATATCGAGGCGCGACGTGTGGAGCCTGTGATTGAACGAGGATCGCCGCGAGTAGTAGATTCTGCCGATCTTGCGCGTCGGCAAGCTGAAATTGCTGAGAAGTACAGACGTCTCGAAGAACAGCGTCTAATGAACGAGGCTCCTGCGGTTGACCCGGCAACTCAGGGCTATCAATTGCGACGGCGTTAAGCGTTTTCATTTCTCAACCTCATTATTTTTTAAGATAATTTCAATTTCGCCTTTAGCCCATGTGATAGCCCACAGTTCTGCTTGATCTGTTTGGCTATTTTCTCTGTTGTTGGCCTTGATCGAAATTTGCAGCGAGATTGTTTTGATTTTCTCGTCTAGTTTTTCTACTAGGTTTTCGATGTCTTTTCGTAAATTCATTTTTTCTCCTATTCGCATTTCGATGCGCGAGACAGTATTATTGGCGAACATAATTATAAGCATTGTTTCCAAACACCAGTGGCCCGCAACTGAGAGTCATCGAGTCATTCGAGTTCGCAAACACGTTGCAGTTATGCCACGCCGTGAAGACATTCTGGAATTGTTGGCAACCTGGGTTCAACACTTGCGGCGCTGTTATGTGCCTAACCCGGAAGTTATACTGCCCGTCCCAACCAAGGCCCGTCGCAAATTCAGCCGTATAACCCTCGGGCGGCACCTCGAAATCAAAGCCGCATTTCGCTGATGTTGCCACGCAATCCTCGCCAATGGTTAGCGTCTCAGGCTGAACGCCTAATGTGATTTCGAGAGCTGTTGGCGTGAATTGCCACGTTCCGACTAAGTAGTTGCCAGCACAAGCGCCTTGCACTGTTGGCGGTGGCTCGACTGGCGGCGGGTCAATCGGTGGCTCGTCAACTATCGGCGCCTCAATGTGTGTTGCTATTTTTGCTGTATCGGTTGATTCGTTACAACCAACAGATAGGACGAGTATAGGTACTAAAATTAGGCGTTTCATTTTTCACCTCCAGTTTTTATTTCGTCGATTAATTTTTTCAATTCTTCGAATCGTTCAAGAGTTTCATTTTTCTGTTCACCAGACTCATCGAACGAACGGCGTTTAATATCGTCGCGCATAGTTTCCAGAAAAGTTAGGACTATGCTTTCTAGTTTAGTCATTTCTCATTCCTTTCATTCGCGCATTTCGACGCGTAGGGGTTATAAGTCTTGAAGCCTTTTATTTACCGAATCTAGTTCTTTATAAATACTGTCACAGTTAGCGGTTCGTCCTAGTAAGTCCTCCAGCTCGAGTCGGCGTTTGA